GTTTTCTCGTTTTTTTTTTTTTTTTTGTGTTCTTAAACTCTGTGGCATTACCCTCGTTGGAAGGACTGGCCGATGGTTGCCCGAAGGCCAGTACATCAAACGAAGTCAGCACACAGAAGTTCAAGATTAAAAGAATATACTTCTCCGGCGTCAACGTCAAGGATGACGGATTCGATGGCTTCCAAAAGCTCATCAACCGGGATCCCATAACGATGCATGGAGAAGTTCAACAAATCCGCTCGATCAATCAAAAACTCCTCGCTACAAGCAAGTTTGTCTTTGAAATTCTTGAGGGTCAATCCAGCATCACGAGCGTTCCAGGTAAAGGCGTCGCCCGCAAATTTGAATTTATGCTTTTCCTCCGCCACCAAAGGTGCATGGTAGAGGAAACGGTCAAGAAAGATGTCGCGAATAAGGTGACAGAAACGAAACTCGTAGCTGTACGACAAAGCTTTGGCAGCAAAATAACAGTTGTCAGTCAGTGCGTCATTGTTGTTTGCCCGGGTATTAAACCGAGCGATAGCTTTACCCAACAATGGAATCACCGAATGATGTCCAGAATCCAATGGTACAAAGGATTTGGACAAAAAGGAGCAATCCAACAAGTACTTGTGTCGTGAGACCTTTGCACTCATTCTTGCGTCCTCTGCTACTTTGGCATAGCGCTTTGCCGCATACCTCCCGAGGCCCTCGATGCGGGCTACAATGTCATCCCCTAAAATGATGGACGTTGAGGCGGGTGATTTCTCAATGTCCAAAAAGGTGCTTAAAATGCACCAGTTCCAAAAACAGTTTCTGAAAGTGGTGTCACAGGCGCCTGTAGGCAGCTGAAAATCAATCTCAGCTTTGAATCCATGCTTGGCGTTGAATACTCCAAAGGTGTTGGTCAGACCTTCCAAACGGACGAACCATTCGGGACAGCCTAACCGCCTCATGAGCATCAACTCCAGTCGCTTGACATCTTGGCATTGACGTTTGTCATTTGCCGAGAAATCGGACTCAACATACTCGCCTGTGCCACTTTCCAGAAACGGCACGTAAACTTCGGGCCCACGCCCGTAAGCGAATCGGACCCTATGGGGTCCAGGTCTGTTTTCTGCGGCCTCGTCGAAACGGTGCATCAGCTCCCAATACATGGGACCTGCTACAGCATTGTACAAATCAGACCCCTTGTAAATAACACGAGGGGCCCAATTTGGTTTGTGTTCGACGAGGAGGGCTTCGACCTTCACCATGAGCTCTTTGTCTTTGTACTGCTTCAACGTTGCGGTGTCCAGCGTTGATAGAGCAGCCATCATTCGAGCTTGCTTGTCGGGTGTGAAACGGGCCAGCCATTTCGAAAACAAACCTTCTGACCACTCGAAAGTGGGCAAAGGGTCTTTAGAAAGAGAATTTATCAGTTTTATGGAGGATCTGATAACCCTGTGGGATGCAGTGCCAGCATCATAGTAATTGCAACGCTTGTTGACGGCAGCTAAGAAATTTACGTAGCCATTGTCAGGTACAACCGGGTGAAACCCGGCAAGACGTTTGCCGCCTAAGCGCGCCGCGCGCCCTTCTTCCTGAAACTTCACAGGATGACGAAACCTGTACTTACGCCATACAGGTTTCAGGGCAGAACAAGGAAGTGGGAAACAAGTGTCTTGAAC